GTAGAAAATATCCAGGTATTAAGACGAAATATTGTTTGTTCCTCACGGGTACTCCAGTAATGTCCCGTCCTATCGAAGCGTTCGCTTTGTTGAACTTCCTCGACAAAGAACGTTTCAACAACTTCTTTCATTTCACCCAACGTTACGGTGGATGGAAGGGTGATGCGCCTCGCAACCTCCAAGACCTCCACGACCGTACAAAAGATTTGGTCATCCGCCGTAAGAAAGAACAAATCTTGACGGAACTTCCCGCAAAGCAGAGAAATGACTTATACGTAGAATTGACGAAGGACGAACAGAAACAATATAAAGAATTACTACGGGAAGTATTCGGAAAGTGGAAGATTGAGAAACCTTCTATTGGTCATATGCCAAAACTCCAAGGATTCTTGATTGAAAAGAAGATGCCACGATTGGTGGAAATGATTGATGAATTCTTGGACAACGATAAACCCATTCTGATTTTCAGTAATTATATCGCCCCACTGAAGTTCTTAGAAGAACACTATGGAGAGAAGTCGGCTATCTTGACGGGTGAGATGAATAGTAAGGAACGTCAGAAGTCTATTGACCGTTTGACGAGCGGGGAAGCGAAGGTCGGATTGTTCAGTCTCTTAGCGGCAGGTATGGGTATTGACGGGTTGCAGAAACAGATAGATACTGTGGTGTTCCTGAATTGCGATTGGGTTCCAGCGAACCACGAACAAGCTGAAGACCGCACCCACAGAATCGGTCAAAAGAGTCAGGTCCAAGTTTATTACATGCTATGTGCCGATACGATTGACGAATATATGCGGGATATCCTCAAAGAGAAACAGCAGGTGGCTGACCTTGTGGTGGACGGGGCGTTGGTCACTCCTGAACGCTCGAAGTCGTATTTTAAGGAGTTTGTATCCAAAATTAGTCAGGTCTATAAGGAAGATATTTCCACTAAAAATATAGACGATTGATATGTATATAAGTGGTAAAACCAAATAGTTTAAGGAGTTATTTATGGCAGAGTACAATTTCCCGACAGAAACGATAGACCTTCCAAGTGGTGGGAAGCTCTATCCAGAGGGAAGTCCATTACGGAGTGGAAAGGTTGATGTTAAGTATATGACCGCTAAGGAAGAAGATATCTTGACTTCAACCAACCTTATCCAAAAGGGGACAGTTATTGATAAATTGATGGAAAGTTTATTGGTCACCAAAGGGGTAAAACCTGATGATTTATTAGTAGGTGACTTAAACGCAGTAATGGTTGCCGCTCGTGTATTAGCATACGGAAAGGACTACCCTATTCAGTTAATCTGTACTTCGTGTGGTCGTAAAATTGAACATATGGTTGATCTCTCTAATTTAGAGACAGTAGTACCAGAAAATAATGCTGAGAACGGGGAATATAGTTTTACTTTACCAACGGGTGCTGAAATTACTTTTAGATTACTCACCCGTGGTGATGAAAAGTCAATTAAAAATGAAGTGGATTCACTTCGTAAGATAGACCCAACCATCGAAGGCGATACTTCCACACGATTAAAATATATTATAACATCAATTAATGGCAATAGAGATAAAAAAATAGTTCGTGAATTTTCTGAAACTATGATTGTACGAGATATTCGAGCACTTAGAGATGAGATGAGAAGAGTTTCACCAGATATTAATTTTGATTTATCTATTAATTGTTCTGAGTGTCAAACCACAATTGAAGCGAGGATGCCCTTTGGGGCAAACTTTTTTTGGCCTGACCTCTGAAAATAAAGTTCAAATACACAAGATGTTGTTCACATTAGCATATTATAGTAATGGAGCGTTTAATTTTGACCACGTTTATAATATGCCGGTTTACTTACGAAACTTCTATATGAAGCAGTTGGAAGAAACAAAAGCACAAGAAGCAGAGTTGGTTAAAGCAAACCAAAAAGGTAGTAAACCCACTAAGAGATAATTATGGCAGCTCCTAACGCACAACAATTTGCAAAGTTAACTAGTGTAATCAGTCAGTTAACTGAAGCGCTTGATAAAAATACAACTTCTCGTCCTGGTGGAGAAACGGATGAGTTGACGGGTAAATTTAAAACTCTTGGAAAAGAGCTTGTTAGTGTTGGGGAAGCGGGTAGAAAATTAGCACAGAGTTTAGGTACAAGTTTTGTAGGTGGTGTTGAACTCGAACTAAAAAATAGAGCAGCTGCTGTTAAGCAAATTTTAACGTTAGATGCTAATAGAGCAGCGTCATTATCACAAATTATTTCAGTAGAACGGTCCTTAGCAGACACATTTATTAGTGTTCGTGATGGATTCCAATTAAGCTCTGAGGGTGCAGCGGCATTCGCCAGTAACTTAAAAGGAGGATTCAAGTCCGAATTCGAATTAACTGGTGAAGCATTACGTGCATTAACAGTGATTGGTGGCACCACATCGGAAGAATTTAATAGATTTAGAATTGCTACTGGTAGAGCAAGTTTATCTTCTGGTCAATTAGCCAATATAGTTAATAAGAACTCTTTATCCTTTTTAATTTACGGAAATAGTTTCGCTAAAGCTGCAGCGGATGCTGAAAAGATTGGTGTCAGTTTAGCATCTATCCAAAGTGCACAAGCTGGACTTGTCACTAATTTAGACAGCACGATTGATACGGTCGCCCAACTTAACCAACTTGGGGCGCAAGTTGACTTCGGTACATTAGTTCGAATCGCAGAACAAGAAGGACCAGATGCGTTACTAAGTTATTTACGGGCAACAGTACCAGATAATTTCTTTAAGAGTACTAGTTTCCGTGCATTATTTGAACAGTTAGGGGTATCCTCGGAACAATTACTACGAGCTGGGAAAGTTAAGACTAATGCGGATGTACTGGACGCAAGTTTATCAGAAGTAGCAACCAGTTCTAGTACCTCAGCAAATGCATTAGCACTTCTTACTTCATCAACAAACGCATTAAAGATAAGTTTTGCTGGATTGTCCTTATCCATCGCAGCTTTAGCGACAAGAACGGCTGCGTCAGCTTTGGGTGGATTGGGAATGGCTGGTGCCGCAGCTAAACTAACTTCACCCGTTGGAATCGGACTAACAGCGATAGGTGCCGGGCTTGGATTATATAATATGTTTAAGGGAGATGATGTTATCTCTACTTATGGAGAACGTATGTTGGTAACACCAACAGGAACAATCGCATTAAACAATAACGACACAGTATTAGCTGGTACAAAGTTGATGGGCGCAGGAACATTACAAGCTAACTCTGATACATCGGCTATTACTAGAAAAGTAGATGAATTAATCAAAACATTAGAATCAGCTAATACAACTATTACTATTGATGGTACACAAAGAACGGTTCCTCGTATGAGTTTGGTTGGTGTATACTCACGTAATGAGAGAGCATAAGCATGGCAACTTTAAGAGAACTTTTTAACGCATCGTCCAAAGAAATTTACGGACGGTTTTCTCCACAAACACCGAACAGTAATCAACCATTTGTTTCGGTGAAACCAGATACCGATGCATCCAGAAGTCGTATCAAAGATGATATTCGACTTTTCCCTGTAGGAGTATCGGTTAGTAGAGATTATACCCGTGTGAGTAAGTTCCTAACCTCCGGCGATGGAGTATTATTTACTGCAAAACAAGTATTATTACAATCTGCTAACACATTCGCAAACACGAAAATTTATAACCCAGTTTCCCCATTATTAAATACAGTTCCCGGCGTTCGTGTAAGACGATTTATTTCAACAGATGCATTTGTTCAACGTACTGCTGGGCTATTGCAAAATAGTACATTAGCAAGATTTAGTCGAGCAACGATTCCACAAACTTCGTCAGGCATTTCATCTGCGACAAATAATTTACCACGATTGAGTGACCTTATTCGTGGGGAAGTTACGCGACGAGTTAATATTGCAATCTCAAATTTCGCTAATCAAGTCTACGACAATTCTAGACCAGAATTCGTGGTATTTGGTGACGCCAACGTAGACTATAATCCTCGTATTAATCTTCCACCAACACTCAGTTCAAAAGCAAGTAGAAATACTTCGGCGGTATTGTCTATCAATTCAATTACTCAAAAAGTTACACAAAGCTTAGCAAGACAAACAGCTAACAATATCAGAAGTTTAAATAGTATTAATAATATTAAGAAAGCATTTAGCCCACGAAATATTAGAAAAACATTCAGTAGAGAACGTATACGAAGTACGTTGTCTACCGCCGGTAATATTATACGTACATCAATTCCTGCAATTCAACAACCACCGTTGACTTCATTTATTGAAGCAGCAAAGGATTTTAAGCAACGACAATTACGAAATACGTCTGACAGATTGAATACAAAATATTTTGGAGGAAATCGTGTATATGATTGGGAAAACCAACCAAATACAGTCGTGTCGTATAATAATGGACAGCATGTAATCGGTGAAGGTTCGGTCAATAAACTATACGATACGTTAAATAAAAATATAGCGAAAGACGTAGCGGTTAATAGAAGAGACAGATTAAACTATGAAAGTATTTCTGGACAAACACAGGCGGATATCATTAATTTCGTTTTTAGTATTCCTGATAGAGAATCTATTCAATTTAGAGCATTTATTTCATCTATTAAAGAATCTGTCAAGCCAGAGTTCTCAGAACAACGATATGTTGGTCGCACAGAAAGATTCGTCACGTATGGTGGTGTAAAACGTAATGTGTCATTAGAATTTAACATCGTTGCATTTTCCTCCGATGAAATTGATGATATGTGGTCACGTGTAAACTATTTAACCGGACTGGCATTTCCTCAAAGAGCATCTACTAGTGGGTTTATGGTTCCACCGTTATTTAGACTCACAGCTGGACAAATATATGATTTACAACCGTGCTATGTCGATACGTTAGATTATGATTTACTCGACCAAAATATAACATTCGATGTTGATAAGCAAGTATCACAAGTTATCAATGTGAGAATGAACTTGACATTACTCGAAAAGCGTAGTAAATTCTACAACAGTCCATTCTATAAGATTACTGAAAATCTATCCACAACACAAAATAGAAATAATAGTGCCCGTGGTACGTTGGCACGCTTTGGAGTTAATGTATGAGTCGATATATTACGCCTCTTGAAATAGATACAACAAAAAAGGTACCGTATTATAAAACAAATATTGTTTCGTCAGTTCCTTCTGAGGAAGTTCCTTACTTTTATGTAACGCAAGAAGGTGATAGATTAGACACCATTTCTTCGTTGTTTTATAATACTCCCGATAATTGGTGGGTACTTGCTAACGCAAATAATTTAGCGAATGGTACGATAGCAATCCCTGCTGGAACTCAACTATTTATACCGAACTTATGACAAATAGCTGGATTAAATTTTTATCTTTACCTGTAGCTCAAAATGAATTACGAATTACAAGTAGATTTGGTAGAAGACAAACACTTATTCCTGGTGCTAGTTTAAATCATCAAGGATTAGATATTGGTGCTCCAGTGGGAACACCGGTACGTTCGGTCGCCGATGGCACGGTATTAAGTGCTAGAGTTAGTCTTGCTTGCGGACAAGGTGTAATTATCGAACACACTTCTCCAAGCGACCCAAGCCGTACATTTCTTACTGGATATTGTCATTTAGAATTTGCTTCACCGCAAAGTTATGGAATCGTGGCTGGAGTAAATGTCACTGCTGGACAAACAATAGGTCGGATTGGTAGAAAATCAGGCATATCTAGTGCTCCACACTTACATCTCTGGTTACGTAATGGAAAGCTAAACAATAGATATGCGACATATATAGACCCAGAACCATATTTAACATTGGCTACTCCCGTACAACCAGTTACTCCATCATCCACGACGGCTACATCGGTCCCATCAGCTACAGCGGGCACTGGTACCACAACCGTATCACCATATATTTCCTCTTTTGAATCATTTCATCCTAGAATTCAATACGAATTGAGTAGAAGAAGTTTAGCAACGGAAACGGCTAACACGTATATGCCATTTGTTAAACTGACCTCTTTATTGAAAATAGACAAAGAAAACTTACAAGGAGTAAACTCCGCGTGGTGTCCAACATTAGGAATACACGGACAATCGGAAGAAACATTTGAAAACATTTATTTTCCACAAGGAAATAAAAGTATTGTGGCATATGCCACAACCATAAAAAACGGCAAACCAATCAGAATACCCGTAACCGTAGAAAATTCTGACGCAGACCAAAATAACATTCCTATTCCGGGTATTGTAAGTGTATCCACCGAAAGATCTACTGCCGGTCCTATGGGAGTTCGTGGTGGTTTATTTAGAGCAAATTTAAAGTTAGTAGCATATTCAGTAGGACAGTTGGATACGTTATTAAAATATTATTTACGTCCTGCCACAAGAGTAGTACTTGAATTTGGCAGAACATCTAGTAGCGCCACAGAACCAAGAGTTACTCCTTTCAAATGGGAAGATACACAAACTAATATAACAAATAAAATTCGCAAATTAATAACTGACCAAAGAGAACAAGAAAAGTTTATCAAAGAAACTGTGTACGACAACTATGGAAATTATGAAATTTTCATTGGATACGTAGTTAAGTTCAATTTAAAGTATACAAAAAATAATGTGTACGAAATTGATTTGACGGTTCATTCCGTGCAACAATTTGAGGTACCAAGCAAGCACACAGGATTAAAATCTATTTGTGGTCCTAACGCAGTTGACAAATGTAAAGTAATGGATGTCCTTGAATATTTTGATGAATCATATTCTTGGAAGGCAAATTCATTTAAGCAATTGATGAAAAGTGCCACCGAAGAAAATGGTAGATTATATAACAGGTGGAATAAACATATAGTTGCATTACGTCAACCAAGAAACGAAAACAACCAAGCAAAATCGGGAACAAATAATAAAGAAACGAATACTAGAGAAGGTGGATATTTAATTTCTTGGGAATTTTTTGTAAACGTATTGTTAAATGATGAAGTGCAAGGATTATTTAGTATATTTCCATTAGACTCACTCCAAACTGAAGCACAAAATTTATTAAAATCTTCATTAATCAAACCAGTTAACCCAAATATAGTTCCTGATAGTTCAAAGCTTATAGCAAATGAAGTAGGATACCATCCTAATTTACGTTCAGTAGATCCGGGAAAGATTTTAATTTATAATGTAACTGCTAATCAAACTGCAAATTCTACAGGCGTAACTATGGCTGTAGAAAACCGTGCAGCTGGTGCTAATATTAGATTAACGGATTCTCCAATCTCTACACAAATCAGTGGGTCAGTAATTGGTTCATTTGATAATCTATTACAAAATAAAAACTCAGAGCCAGGTACCAGTTTATTAACGAAGGGTGTTTGGTTAAATACTAATATGATTGCACAATGTTTTATGGGTACGGATACGATTTCCGCTGGGTTAAATCTTATTCTTACTAGAATGAATGAAGCTACTGAGGGATATTGGAATTTACAATTGTTATCAAATGATACGACTAATAGTGGATTGCACGTAATCGATATGGGGTTATCCAAGAATAAATCCCAAGGAAATTCTGCTGGACTATCGGCACCACTACCAACTAATATTTCCGTAGTATCACAAATTAAAGATTCATTAACAAATACCGAACAGTTAATATCCAGTTACTACGGAGATGTAAGTTCTGGCACTCCGAAATACACATATGTGTTTAATAAAAAGTTACGAGTAGGTGACACAGATGACACCGGTAGTGATTTGTTAGATATTAACGTAGAATTTAATTTACCTCAGGTAGTTGCGGTTCAAGCAATCGCTGGTATAGGTGGTGTAGCTCAAAAGAGTATGTTACAATCTATCGATATCCCAGGATTACAGAGATTAAGTTTATTACCTGAACTATATGTTACATGTTCCTCTTCCGATACTAGCACAAATGCACCTTGTCCAAATGACCCTATTATATCATTAGAACAGCAATTAACTGCTGCAAACAGAGAACAAAGATTAGCAAACGCACAGTTTGATAATTCAATAAACAATCCAACGGTCAGAGGGGAATTTGCACCAATATCGGCGGCCGGACGATTGATTAGAGCCGAAGGAAATGTAGTTTCGGCTAAAGCAGCTGTAGCGGGACAAACATTGAATAATGATAACGTGTTACCAATTATTCGTGAATATAATCATCTTGGAAACGCATTGAGATTTATTGAATTCAATCCATCGCAAATGATGGAACGTATCAATAAAGACTCAGCAGATGAACAAACAACTAAAACGCAAGTCGCACACGCATTTAATAGTTCAAATCTTACCAAGACTATTGTAGACTTAACACTACCAGGTGTTGGTGGTATTCAACTATTCCAATCATTTTTGGTTGACCGCATTCCAAGTATTTTAAATAAAGGATACTACATTGTGACAAAAGTATCTCATGAGTTCTCAACAGAACGAGGATGGATTACCAAAATACAAGGACGGTTCCGTTATCAACCACAGGTAAAGTAATATGACAGATGTTCCTCTTAGCAATCGTCCTAGAATTACTATAAAAGATATTGATGCGGGTTATATAATACGATACTTTATTCAATCAGTATCTAGTAAAAAGATAACCGAAGTGGATAAAGTGCAATATGATGTATTTAAAAATAATCCTTTTTATCAATCACTTCAAATAAAATGGATTATTGGTGGATATGACAAGGATAGTATCGCAACAGATGGACAACCTTTATATGGGGCTGGACATCGTAACCAAGTTTCATTAGATTTCTATGATAAGAAGATGCCTGGTCTTAAAAGAATAATACGAAACCCACTAGAATATTTTAGCGGAAAGATTTTATAAATGGTTATTAATGGTTACGAACAATTAACAAAATTGACCAACCGCCTTCGGGGTGAGACTGCATATGTCTATCCCGTGGCGGTTGACGCATTTCTACACTCTTTGCAGAATCGTGTGTCGTCGCTCCATTTTCTTTTTGACGATGGAGTGTCGTATACCGTATCGGTTAATCATCCCGATGCCCCGCACTTCCAGATAGACCTTAGTGATGCTTATAAGTTGGTCACCCTTCATAAAAAGGAATTACAACAATTAACCAACGCAAAGAATGTGGTTGATTTAGCATCGTTGTTACATCTGAATTATGATGTGATTCCTCTGTATCGGGAATACTATACAATGGCGATTCACCAGATTAAGAACCAGTTCAAGTTCAAGAATCTGCATTATAGTATCCCCTTGACTTCGTGGATAGAAACCGCAGAGGCGTTCTTACAACACTGTAAGCATATGTACGACCGATGCCAGTCCACGGAACAGACATCTGCGTTTGAGTTCATCAACGATGTTACACTTCCTACGTTGACAAAGATTGAGCAGGCTGGATTGTGGACTACAGACAACCAGTTCGTGTATTCTGATTATAACATCTATACATCCACAGGTCGTCCAAGTAATGCCTTCGGTGGTATCAACTTTGCAGCACTCAATAAGAATGATGGTACCCGTGAGAAGTTTGTCAGTCGGTTTGGAGAGAACGGAACTCTTGTCCAGTTTGATTATGAAGCGTTCCATCTTCGTCTTGCGGCAGATTTGGTTGGATATCAACTCCCAGATTCGTCGGTCCACACCTTCCTCGCTAAGCAGTATTACGGGACTGACGAAATCACCGAAGAACAATACGAGGAATCCAAGTCCCGCACGTTCGGATTGATGTATGGATATAGTGACGATACGGGTGGTGTAGAGTTCTTCCAGAAGTTGAAGGAGTATTCGTCTGATTTATGGGAGAAATACCGTCAGAATGGATTTGTATTGTCAGGAACGGGTCGCAAGGTGGTGGTTACAGACCCCAGCAGTAATAAGGTATTTAACTATATGATGCAGTTGACGGAGACTGAGGAAGCCATTGCCAGAGTCAATGGGGTTTGCCAGTATTTAGATATGTTCCAATCCAAGGTCATTCTGTATACTTATGACGCTATCCTCTTGGATGTCCACAACGATGAATTGGATATTATGGAGAATATCGCACAGAAGTTGAGTAAGGGTGGATATCCTGTCCGTCAATATCGGGGTCATAATTACAACGAATTGTCTTTACATAAAATATAGTTTATTGGATAGAATTCGATACTTATAAGAAGTCGGTTAACAGTCTTATGAGTACTATATGAACGAAACTCAATTGTTATGTACCTTTATAGCAGCTGATAAGTTGGACGAATATGTAAGTCTTATTAAGAATTCTTACACACTAGCGTTCAACAACGTGTATGTTCTTGAAAATGTTGATGACCCAAATCAACTTATATTAACATATAATATCGTAGTGGGTTCATTAAAAGAACACTATGCACCACCAGCTTCGACTATATCCGTACACAGAAAGAAGCAAACAAATACAATATATACTATTAATGCATTAAACGCATTAATTGCAAGTAAGAACGGCGGTAAGATAGATAAGTCCTATAAGATTGATTGGGACGAATTAAAGAATTCTATTTTAGTCACCGCGCATGGTCAATTAAAAATAGTTAAAACCAAAATAAAAGAAATATTAAACTTTTAGTAAGTAGGGACTTGACAAACTAAACAAAGCGTGGTATACTTCTTCCTACTTGGGGTATATCACAATAAACACCCTTAAACATTTTAAACGAGGTAAACAGTATGGCGCTAGACATCAATGCACTAAAGAGTAAGCTTAACAGTTTCAAGCGGACAGGCGGTGGGGACCGCGATACCGCTATCTGGAAGCCGAAGGAAGGAAAGACAGTCATCCGTATCGTTCCGTGGAAGGACAACCCCGAGAATCCCTTTATCGAACTCTACTTCCACTATTTGGGCAACAAGACCCATCTCTCACCACTTTCATATGGCAACCGTGACCCGATTGCGGAGTTTGCTGACGCACTGAAGTCAGACCAGACCCGTGACCCGAAGGAGCGTTATGCCGAAGCTCGTCCGTTCATGCCGAAGCTTCGTACCTATATTCCTATCATCGTTCGTGGTGAGGAAGATAAGGGCGTTCGTTTCTATTCGTTCGGTAAGACGGTCTATCAAGAGCTTCTTTCGTACATCTCCGACCCCGATTACGGTGATATTACCGACCCCAAGACTGGTCGTGACATCGTAGTTGAGTATATCCCGAAGGAGAAGAGCGATACGAATTTCGCCAAGACTTCGGTGAAGGTCAAGCCCGCTCAGACTCCGCTTTCGTCTGACACCGCTCAGA